TCTTAGTATCACATCTACGTAGACCTTCAGGAGATTTAGGCCATGAGAATGGTAAGGAAGTAACTCTATCACATCTAAGAGGTAGTGCTAGCATTGCACATCTATCCGATAGTGTGATAGCATTAGAGAGAAATCAACAGGCAGAAGATGATGTCATAGCTTGTACAACAACGATTCGTATTCTAAAGAATAGATACACAGGAGAGACAGGTGTATGTTCTTACTTGCATTATGATAAAAACTCTGGTAGAATGTCACAAATAGACAATCCTTTTGAAAATGATTTAGAAGGAACAACAACAGGAGTTCAATTATGAAATGTTATAACTGTGGAACAGAATTAACTTGGGGAGGAGACCATGATTGTGAAGAAGACGAAGACCATGCTATAGTTACAAACTTATCTTGTCCTGAGTGTGAGGCTTTTCATTTAGTATATTGGGGTCACAAAGGAGAAGAAGAAGAAGATAAACAACTTTGGATAAAAGGTTATAAAGAATGGTTAGATAACAAAAAAGAAAAAGAACCAGAGATGTGGGAGCATTATTGTGATACAGAAAAAAGTATGATGGAAGTAGGTAAAGGAGAGCCTTGTAACTGGTGTGGAAAGGAAGAGAATGAAAGTAATCCTTGATATAGAAACAGATGGTTTTAATCCTAGTAAGATACATTGTATTGTAGCAAAGAATGTAGATACTAATTTGGTTACTGTATTTGACCCAGATACTATGTATAGTTTTAATAGTTGGGCAAAGAAAGTAGATAAGTTTATCATGCATAATGGTTTATCTTTTGATGCACCGGTTCTAAATAGGTTGTTAGGTACAGGAATAACACCAGATAAAATAATAGATACATTAATTTTGTCACAGTTATTTAATCCTATCAGAGAAAAAGGACATAGCCTTAGAGCATGGGGAGAAAAACTAAACATGCTTAAAGGTGGAGAAGATGTAAACTTTTCTAAGTATGATTTTAATATGTTGAATTACTGTAAACAAGATGTAGAAATAACACATGCAGTCTATAATGAATTAGTAAAAGAAAGCAATGGTTTTTCTCAGGAGTCTTCAGACCTTGAACATAATATAAGATTGATACTAGACCAACAAGAGAAGAATGGTTTTGCTTTTGATATGATGAAGGCACAACAGTTATTAGCAAAGTTAAAAGAAGACATCTATGACTTAGAACAATGGTCACTGGAAGAGTTTGAACCTACCATTGTGGAGATGAAGACTAAGACAAAAGAAATTCCTTTTAACATTGGCTCTCGTCAGCAGATAGCAGACAGGTTAATGAAGAAAGGTTGGAAGCCTAAACAGTTTACAGATAAAAAGAATATTATTATTAATGAAGCTGTTTTAAAAACAATTAAAGAGCCAGAGTTAAAACTTACTGCAGAAAGATTCTCAAAGTATTTTTTACTACAGAAGAGAGCAGTAATGGTAGAGTCTTGGATTGATGCCTGCGATAATGATAACAGGGTACATGGTAAAGTAATGACACTACGTACTATTACAGGTCGCATGGCACATAACTCACCTAACATGGCACAAGTACCGGCTGTATACTCACCATATGGTAAGGACTGCAGAGGGTTGTGGACTATATCAGACCCTATGAAATATAAATTAGTAGGTACTGATGCTAGTGGTTTAGAGTTACGTTGTCTTGCTCACTATCTTAATGATACAACTTATACTGATGAGATATTGAATGGAGATATACATACAAAGAACATGGAACTAGCAGGCCTGGCAAATAGAGACCAAGCAAAGACATTTATATATGCCTTTCTTTATGGAGCTGGTGCAGAGAAAATAGGTAAGATAGTGGGAGCTGGAAAGGAGCAAGGAAATAGTTTAATAAAAAGATTTCTATCTAACTTACCATCACTAAGAAGATTAAGAGAACAAGTAGAAAGTGTAAGTAGAAGAGGTAAGATAAAAGCTATTGATGGAAGATACTTAAAAGTTAGAAGTCCACATTCAGCATTGAATACTCTTCTGCAAGGAGCAGGTGCTATTGTTTGTAAGCAGTGGTTGTTACATATTATAACGAGAGTATATAATAAAAAACTTGATGCAAAGTTAGTAGCTTCTGTTCATGATGAGTATCAATTTGAAGTGGCTAACAAAGATGTAAATGAATTTTGTAGTATCACTAAGATTGCTATGAAAGAAACTGAGAAGACATTGAAGTTAAGATGTCCTTTAGATAACGATTACAAGGTAGGAGTAACATGGGCAGAAACACATTAGAACCAAAGACAGAAGATAGAAAGAAGTTTGATTTAGATTTACAGTATGGGCAAGTAAAAGAAAAGATTGTTGCTGACATGCTACAAGATAAGAAGATAGAAGTAAAATCTGAAAGAGGTATGTGGTTAAAGACAGGTAACATTGCGATTGAATATGAAAGCTATGGTAAACCTAGTGGTATTAACGCAACCAAAGCAGACTACTGGTTTCATAATCTATGTGTGGGAGACCAAGTATATGGTACACTGGTATTTGAAACTAAGATGTTGAAGAGAATTGTTAATACATCTATCAATGAGAATCAAGTTAGAAGTGTATCTGGTGGAGACCACAATGCAAGTAAGATGTATCTAATGAATATACAAAATCTTTTTTCTCAAAATATAATACAAAAAAGTGTTGACAATGCATAGTAAAATATGCTATAATATAATTTTATTAACAAAAAGGAGTACACATGAGTGTAATTAGTGGAACAGCTTATTGGGCGAGCATTACAAGCCCAAATACAACCTTTGATGCAGATGGTACATGGAGTATTGATGTAGCTAATTTAGATGCAGATAACAAAGCTATCGCAGAGAAGGATGGTTTAATTATTAAAAACAAAGGTGATGACAGAGGAGACTTTGTTAACATTAAAAGAAACGTCAAGAGAAAAGATGGTAACTTAAATACTGCACCGGAAGTTCTTGATGCTCAGAAGAGAACTATGATGAGTACGTTAGTAGGTAATGGTTCTAAAGTAAATGTACTATACTCTACATATGAGTGGAAGTTTAAAGGGAGAGCTGGAGTATCAGCTGACCTGAAGAAAGTACAGGTAGTCGATTTAGTTCCTTATCAGGGTGATGCAGATGATGCATTTGATGTAGTACCTGATGGTTATTCTGCTGAAGCAGATGAAAAAATTCCTTTTGCCTCTTAACTAAAGGATAGTGGGAGACTGTTTGGCTGAGCAGTCTCTCACGTTTTATATATGAAAAAAATAGATACAATAGTAGAAGATATATATGGTTTGTTTGAGAAGAAGAACGAACATCTTACTGAGAAAGAAGTAGACAAATGTATAGATGATTTTGCTAGCTCGGTTAAAGTGCATGTAAAAGATTTCTTAAAACAGATGCCTCAAGATAAACCTAGGTTAAGATTATCAACTATAGGTAGACCAGACAGGCAACTGTGGTATGATTTTAAACAGCCTCGCACCGAGTCTTTCCCACCTAGTACCAGGATTAAGTTTCTCTATGGTTATATCCTAGAAGAACTATTAATTATGCTTGCCTCTATCTCTGGACATAAGGTAACTCAACAACAGAAGCAAGTAGAAGTGGAAGGAGTTAAAGGACATCAAGATTGTTTTATAGATGACGTATTAGTAGATTGTAAGAGTGCCTCTGGTAGAGGATATAATAAATTTAAATATAATAATTTATCAACTGACGACCCCTTCGGATACATTCCTCAGATATCTGCATACGCAGAAGGTAATGGAGTAAATGAAGCCGGCTTTCTAGTTATTAATAAATCTACAGGAGAACTATGTTATACAAAAGTACATTCATTGGAGATGATAAATGCTAAAGAAAGAGTTAAGAAGATTAAAGAAGTGGTTAAGTCTGATACTGCACCGGACAAATGCTACCCTGCTGTTGCTGATGGCAAGTCTGGGAATTATAAGCTTGCTACTGGTTGTATTTATTGTAGTCATAAGCATACTTGTTGGAGTGATGCTAATAGTGGTGAAGGACTTCGTGCTTTTAATTATTCAACTGGTAAAAGATATCTCACACATGTTGAGAAAGCACCTAATGTAGAGGAAGTACATGATAAATAATCATTGGACTTGTTATGGCACAGAAAAATCTTTTGTGCCTAACGAGGATAAGTTTGGTTTTGTTTATATTATAACAAACACTAAGAATGGTAAGGCCTATGTAGGATGTAAACAATATTACATAGGTAAATCTAAGAAGCAATCTAGATGGCAGACTTATACAGGTTCTTCTAAATATTTAAATGAAGATATTAAAAAGATAGGTAAAAAATATTTTACATTTGAAGTAATAGCAGAGTATAAAAACAAAAGAAGTTTACGTTACTATGAGATGTATTATCAAGTAAAGTGGAATGTTCTTACTGCTACTGTAGAAGGTAGTGATAATCCTGCATTTTATAATTCATATGTTGGTGGTAAGTTTTATAGGCCTATTGAAAGTTATATGCCTCATACAGAAGAAACTAAAATAAAAATGAGTAAAGCTCAAACAGGAGAAAAACATCCTCTGTATGGTAAAAAACATACAGAAGAAACTATAAGAAAAATGCGTGAAGCTAAATTAGGAGAAAACAATTATTGGTATGGTAAAAAACATACAGAAGAAACTAAAAATAAAATGCGTGAAGCTCACACAGGAGAAGACAATCCTATGTATGGTAAAAAACATACAGAAGAAGCTAAAAGAAAAATAAGTGAAGCTCGTTTAAAAAGAATAACAAAAGTAAAATATATTGACAATGAAGAATGAACCTGATATAATACAGATAGAAAACTTATTCTATTCTGAACCTTACAACTCAGAGAAGAGATTGTTTTTGTCTGTAATACTACAAGCATTATTAGATGTATCAAAGAATGTTATTACATCTAATGATAAAGTAAACAAAGCACGAGCTGAGTCCTGGTTCTTTGCAGAGGTTGGAGTAACTTGCGAGAACTTTGAAACAGTTTGTGGTATGGCAGGAGTAACACCAAGTAAAGCTAGGTCATTTGCTTACAAGGTTATTAGGGCAGACAATAAGAAGTTTTTAAGAAATAGAATAAGAAGTGTATTAAGAGGCGACAATGAAAAAGAAAATGACGTTTAAAGAAAGTTTTTATAAATTATATTCTGATATGAGAAAGGTAGAAGAGGACAGAGATATGGGACAAATGGATGAGGCAATAAGAGAGACAGTTAAACAACAAGGTTTTAAGAAAACAAATATAAAGAAGGAGGCTATTATAGCTACAGATAGACAGGTAGGTGGAGACCATTATAAGACTTGTAAGATACAACCTGTTGATTATATTGTAGAAAATAACCTTACATTTCTTGAGGGTAATGTAGTAAAGTATATTACAAGACACAGAAGAAAAGGTGAAGGGGCTAATGACATTGAGAAAGTAATACATTATTGTGAACTAATATTGGAGAAAGATTATGGCAGGAAATAACTATTTACCTACAGAGTATCAGACATTTATACATGCGTCTAGATATGCACGTTGGTTAGAAGAAGAAGGTAGAAGAGAAACATGGATAGAAACAGTATCTAGATTTAGTAACTTCTTTCAAGGACATTTAGATAAAAATCTAGGTGTTGTCTTACCTCCAGAAGTATGGAGAAGAATAGAAGATAGTATTATAGGATTACAAGTTATGCCTTCTATGAGAGCATTGATGACAGCAGGGCCTGCATTAGAAAGAGAAAACATCTCTGGATATAATTGTTCTTATACTCCTATAGATAGTCCACGTTCTTTTGATGAGATACTTTATATACTTATGAATGGTACAGGTGTAGGTTTCTCTGTTGAAAGAGAAGGAGTTTTAAAATTACCTACTATACCTCATAGAGAGTTTGAACAAACAGAAGATGTTATATCTATAGCTGATTCTAAAGAAGGATGGGCCAGAGGATTTAGAGATTTAATATCTTTTCTTTATACTAATAGAATACCTAAAGTAAATGTAAGTAAAGTAAGACCTGCAGGTGCTAGATTAAATACTTTTGGTGGTAGGGCTAGTGGGCCTCAACCTTTAGTTAACTTAATTGATTTTACTATTAACAAGTTTAAAGAAGCTAAAGGTAGAAAGTTATCTTCTATGGAGTGTCACGATATTGTGTGTAAGACTGGTGAAGTTGTGGTTGTTGGTGGTGTGCGTAGGTCAGCCCTTATATCTCTGTCTAATTTATCAGACCAGAGATTAAGGGTTGCTAAGTCTGGTGCTTGGTGGGAGACAAATCCTGAGAGAGCATTAGCTAATAACTCAGTAGCATATACAGAAACACCTGATGTAGGTATGTTTATGAAAGAATGGTTAGCATTATTTGAAAGTAAATCAGGTGAACGTGGTATCTTTAATAGAGTATCTGCTCAAGAAAAAGCTAAAGAGAATGGTAGACGTAAATCAGACTATGCATTTGGTACTAATCCTTGTAGTGAGATTATACTTAGACCTAATCAATTCTGTAACTTAACTGAGGTAGTATGTAGACCTATGGATACAGTAGAAACTTTAAAGAATAAAATAGAAGTAGCTACTATACTAGGTACAATACAAGCTACACTTACTAACTTTGGTTATCTAAGAAAGAGATGGAAAGATAATACAGAAGAAGAAAGATTACTTGGTGTATCATTAACAGGTATAATGGATAATAGTATACTATCTAGAATGAGAAATACTTTACCAGAAACACTACAAGATATGAGACAGAAAGCTGTATCAGTAAACAAAGAGTGGTCAGAGAAGTTAGGTATACCACAATCAACAGCTATTACCTGTGTTAAACCTTCAGGTACAGTAAGTCAATTAGTAGATAGTGCTAGTGGTATTCATGCTAGACATAATCCTTATTACATAAGAACAGTAAGAGGAGATAAGAAAGACCCTCTAACAGAGTTTATGAAAGACCAGGGTATACCTTGTGAAGATGATGTAATGCAACCAAATAATGCTGTGTTCTCTTTTCCTATGAAGGCAGATTCTAATGCTGTATTTAGAAATGATATGACAGCTATAGAACAGTTAGAGATATGGAAGTGTTATGCACAACATTGGTGTGAACATAAACCATCAGTAACTATATCAGTTAAAGAACATGAATGGGTTAATGTAGGTAACTGGTGTTGGAATAACTTTGATACATTATCTGGTATATCATTCTTACCTTTCTCTGACCATACATATCAACAAGCACCTTATCAAGATATAGATAAAGCTACATATGAAGAGCTTGCTTCTAAGATGCCGGAGAATATTAACTGGTCTGAGCTTAGTAAGTTTGAGAAAGAAGATACAACAAAAGGAGCACAAGAATTAGCATGTACTGCAGGTTCATGTGAGTTAGTAGATATATAAGTTTTTTGTTGCATTCATATAAAAAATATGTTATAATAGTAGTATTATAAAAAATAATAAAAAGGAAAAACATGAGAATAATTTTAGTACTAATAATAAGTTTATTTACATTACAATTAAAAGCAGACCCTTGGTTTGATTCAATAGGTTATAGGTATTATCATGATATGGATAATGAACGTAATGGTTCTAAGTTTAGAAGTTATTTAAAAAAGAAAATGTCTAATGGTAATAACTTACAGATAGCATATGAAAGAACCAGAACAGGTATGGGTATGGAAGCAGGTACTGCATTTATTGATTATGAATTTAAGTTCTAGGAGACAAGATGAAAATTAGAAATGATATGGATACAGTATATATTGGCTATGACCCTAGAGAACATGCAGCTTATGAGGTATTAAAGTTCTCTATAGAAATCAGAGCTAAGAACCCTGTAAGAATTGTGCCTCTTAAAAAAGATGCATTGATTAGAAATGGTATGTTCAAAAGAAAATCTAACAAGATGGGCAATCAACAGTATGATGAGATAGATGGTAGGCCTTTCTCTACTGATTTTAGTTTTACTAGATTTTTAGTACCACATCTAAACTTATATGAAGGTATGGCATTATATTTAGATACAGATATGTATTGTTATGGAGATATAACAGAACTATTTGATATGTGCAGAGATAATTATTATCCTGTATGGGCAGTGCATCATAAGTATAATGTAGATAAAGGTGTGAAGATGGATGGTCAGGCACAAGAACCTTATAATATGAAGAACTGGTCTAGCCTTATGATGTTTAATTGTGGTCATCACTATTTAGAAAACCTAAGTATTGATGCTATTAATACAGAAAAAGGTAGATGGTTACATACATTTAAATGGTTGCCAGATGATGCTTCAGATGTAGGGCAGATACCTGAAGAGTGGAACTGGCTTGATGGTCATTCACCAGAAAATATGAAAGCTAAGATTGTACATTTTACAACAGGTGGACCTTGGTTTTCTAAGTGGAAACCTAGAGGAACTACTGAAGGTAAGTATGCTGTGAAGTGGTGTGAAGATGCTAGGTGGTTACAGATGAAAGGCATTATACCTAAAGAAAAGGATTATTTAATAGCATGAGAGAACTATCAGATACATTATATAAATCATTGAGATGTCATTATAAAGCTGAAGTTAATAGAGCATTATATCAACTTGATTTAGCATTTCAAAAACCGGTAGCAATAGGAGAACATCCAAAGATAGTAGAAGATTCTATTGTATTAATAAAACAATTAGCTGAAGCTGAAGAAGCTTTAGAAACATTAGAGAATAACTTTGGAGTATACAATGAAAAAAGTTAATATCGTTACATCATTTAATGAAACTATATTAAAAAATAATGGTGTTCATTTATTAAGTTCTTTAAAACAAAATTTAGATACTAAGATAAATGTTACTGCTTATCATCATGATTGTAAATTAGATGCTTATTCATTACCTAAATATACTTATAAAAATTTACATGAAGTAAAAGAACATGAAGACTTTATAAAAAGATATGGCGAACATGATGGTACAGAAGAAGGTAAGATACCATACAATGAAAAGTTAGATGCATTAAAGTGGTCACATAAAGTATTTGCCTTAACTGAAAAAGCATTTGAACTTGCAGAAGAAAGTAAAGATGCAGGTTGGTTAATATGGATTGATGCTGATTCTTATTTAACAAAAAGATTAACTGAACAAGATATGTTGTCTATGTTAAATGATAAAGCTGATGTTGTTTATAATCCTGATGAATCTTTCTTTATGGCTTTTAATTTAAATAAACAACCAGCATTAGATATTCTATCAGATTTACGTGGAGCTTATATATTAGGTGAGATGGTTACATATAGAGAGTGGCATGATTATTATATTTTATCTAGACTATTAAATATATATCAAGCACATGGTATGAAAATAGATACAGCTCAACAAGTATATAATTATTTATATCACTTTAAAGGTAGAACTGATTTATCAAAAGTTGCTTTAAGAGATGCAAAAGGTAATAGAATTTTTTCTTTACCTGATACTGTCTCATCAGATATTAAACCTAATAGATATGAACAGATACATCAAATAATGAAAACTTACAAACCAAAATCTGTAATTGAAACAGGTACTTGGAATGGTGGTCGTGCTATTGAGATGGCATTAACAGCCTTTAAATATTCTGATACATTTACTTATCATGGTTATGATTTGTTTGAAGATGCTACTTTACAAACAGACCAAGAAGAGTTTAATGCAAAGGCACATAACAAAATGTCTGCTGTTCAAGAAAGATTAAATTCATTTGCAGAACATATGAAAGATAATAAAAATAAAACTTTTAATTTTGAATTACATAAAGGAAATACAAGAGACATTTTAAAAGACCAAGGAGAGTGGTTTGATATGGCTTTTATTGGTGGTGGTAATAGTATTAAAACTGTTGCTCATGATTATGAATGTGTTAAGAAAACACCTATCATAATGCTTGACCATTACTTTAGAGAAGATGATGATAAGATGGCTCCTAATGATGTATACTGTGGAGTTAATAAAGTTTTAGAAAAAATAAAATCAAACAAAGAAATAAGAAAACATATACTACCTTCTGGTGACAAAGTTGTTGATGGTGGTTTTACTCATTTACTATTATTTTTAAATGATAAAAATTTACCTGATATACCAGGAGATTTAAAGAGAGTTCCTATTGTTGTTAATCCAAGGGACTGTGTACCTAAAGAATATATTAGAGATAATATTGAAGATAATATAAAATTAATATCTGATAAGAAGTTTATTCAAAAATGTAGAACAAATGATAAACATGCTATTATTATTTCTGGTGGACCTAATGAAAACTATGATGAGTTAAAAGATACTATTAAAAGATATGCAGATACATTAACTGTTTGTGTTAATCATGCTTATCCAGGATTATTAAAAAATAATATTAAACCAGATATATGTATTTTATTAGACCCTAGGTCTGTTGATGGTATTAGTACACATGGTATTAAAAGAAAAGATTTACTAAAAGATATTATACCAGAGACTAAATTCTTAGTAGCATCTATGACAGACCCTTCTGTTCTTAATTACTTAATAGAAAAGAAAGCTAACATCTGGGGTTGGCATGCTTTCACAGAATCTTTAAGAGATGATGAAGATAGAAAACAACAGATACAAAACAATCAAGTAAAAATAAGAGAAGACATTGGCTTACCTCAAGGTGCAACACTTATTACAGGAGGTACTTGTGCAGCTATGAGAGCTATAGGTTTATTACATACTTTAGGTTTTAGAAGTATTCATTTATTTGGATTTGAATGTTCATTACCAGGAGAGCCTACAGAGGATATGAAAAAAGAAACTACAGGTGCTGATGATGAACCAAAGAGACCAAAGTACTTACAAGTTTCTGTAGAAAATAAATCTTATTGGACTACCGGAGAGCTACTAGCAATGGCACAGGATTGTGAGAAAACATTTAGTGATAAAAGTATGGGCATTCTTTTTTACTTTTATGGTAACAATTCTTTAGTATCAGAACTATGGAAAAAATCTCAAGATAAACAAAACTTACCTACGTATGAGGATATGTTTAATGTACAATAGAGATAAGCCTTCTGAAGATTACAATACTCTTTTAGATGAGTATAAAACTTTTCATAAAAATAGTAAATATTTTAATGGAATATGTTTAGCTACTCATATTGAAAAACTAATAGAGGTTTCATCTTTAGAAAAACCTAAAAGTTTATTAGACTATGGTTGTGGTAAAGGTTTATTGTATGATGATACTGATTATGATAAATTAGGTTTAAATAAAGAGGGCAGTACTTTACCTAGCTCTTTACCTAAATTATTACAGTTAGATTATTATGCGTTATATGACCCTGCATATCCTAAACATAGTAAATTACCTAAAGGTAAGTATGATGCTGTAATATGTACAGATG